GGAACAGGTATTTTTGAAAGAACAATACCAAATGAGAAAATCAAGAGCATCAGACACAACATGGTTTGTTTAGCACTTTTAGGTGAGTTTGATCCTGATGATCACATAACTAAAATAGCATACATGAATGATCATACAGACAGATTAACACCTGATTGGGTTGAATTCGTGCAGGATGGAAGATTCTTTGGAATTGCTGAAGTAAAAACCTTCATGAATGACTCAAAACTAGGAGATGTGTTTGCTAGTGCCACTGCAAAATATGAAAATGAAATAACCCGCAGATTGAATGCTGTTAACCAAAGGGGTTTTTATGCAGTGATTGTTGTGGGAGAAAAACAAGTTATGAGCAATCTCAAATTTGATAGAGATCTTATGATTTCTGTCAAAGCACATTTGAGACTAGGAGTGGCATTGGAAACATACATCAGGCAAAAAGACCCAACCATCATGATGGACTTACAAGAAGAAGCCATACTCTCAAGAGTCAACCAGTCCATACTAAGGGCAAATTCTAAAGATTTGCCGTCCGAGTATCATCCAAATCTGCATAAATTTCCGTTAATTTCACAAAAGATGGTTGATGATTGGAAAGAGATTCAAATTGACGAAAAAGACACAACAAGATTTTACTGGGAGATAAGAAAAGAGGCTAGAGCTGAATATGAAAGCAGAAAGGAAACAGGAAATTATGCTGCCAAAGCTGACAAAATTTGGGCTGAATTTAGTGAAGAGTGGCAAAAGGATCCTATAAAGAGATGGGGTCAGAGTGATTTGAGATTTGATCCTAAGGCCATTATGCCTGTTCCATTTATAATGCCCCTGAGAGAACCTGTTCTATCTGATGAATTCATTAGACCAAGAGATGAAATAATGTCAACATTAGTTGGCACTGAGGATTATTTGATGAGAATGTGGAGAGATGCATTCTTAGATCAGATAGCTAACGAAGAATCATTTCATCCTGTGAGCTTTGAAGAAGAACTCACAAAAGCGATTGATGTGGTTTTACAAAAGCCTGGTGACAACAGCAGATCAGCAACTAGAAGAAATTTCCACAGAGTCACAATTAAAAATTCCCCTGGAGAAAGAGAACAGTTAGCAACTCATGGGCTTAGAGGGAAAAGGTATAAAAATTCAGCTGCAGTGCAAATGAAGCATATGATTAGCAAAACCCCCTTCTCACCCAAGGTTAAAACGAATGACATTGAGGATTTCATATCTAAAAATATTTTTGATTTACTACAACCCGCAGCAAACTGGTGCACTGTAGGAAGAACAGCAGAAGAATTGATAAAGATGGGTTTAAGTGCTTCAGAAATAGAAGGGAGACAGAATTATGCTCCTGCCTTTTTGGAACAATATCACAGAACAAAACTATATGCACTTCTCAGTGTTTTTTCTAGTCTGATGGAGGAGGTGAATTATTCCTTAAATCAATTTTGCAAGCCAGATCAATATGTGCTCAAGAAATTTCGGTGGGGTAATATGTGGTATCTGATTAAACCAACAGTAGCAGATAAAGTCATTGGGGTTTCAATACTGATTGATAATTTTGATTTTGAGACCATGCCATTACCATTCAAGCAACCAGAGATAAGAAGAGAAAAATTCACTATTTTCCCATTTTTCACACTAAATAGACACAAAATATCACATTACCTATATGCTCCATACAGGTTATTGCCCATATTGATGTGTAATTTTGAGTACTTCCATGTCAATCCTTTAGACTTCTGGGCAAATCTGCACAATGGAAACTTTGGGATGGAGGAAAGAGATGCTTTAGAACACTTTGCCACTTCTGTTTTGATCTATCTAGAGGATAAACAACAAACCTCAGCTGATCTACAGATGGTTAGATATATGTATATGGAAGCTAGTACTGCTAACCCACTTGAATCTAATACAATGAAAATCTTCTCAAAACTTTCGGGAAAACCAAGATCTAGATTACTTGTGTGGTTTTACAAAAGAATGTATATTACATGCAGAGAATTAGGAATCCATAGACCTGTTCCAATAATTCCAGATGAGATTGACAAAATTGACACCACTTCAAACACCACTGAAACTATAAAAAGTTTAGAAGACGATTACATTGCCAACAAGAGCAGTGAAGCTCTCAATTCTTTCAAAAATTTGATATCCTGGGTTAATGGTAGGAAGCTTAAAACATATGATCAGTGCTTACATCTCTCGTATTTTGGTTACTTGCACAATAAAGATGAATCAGAAGAGCACCAAGCTGATAGGGAAATTTTCAATAAGGTCATACAAGAAGAGTTATTATTAAAGAAAACTGATTCAAAATACTGGGGAAGAGAAACAAAGCATTTAGCTGATTACAAAGATCATGAATTTGATCCTAGATTCTGTGCATTTGCTGCTGATTGTGGTGAAAGAGTTCTGAGAAGAGAGCATGGAGATGATTACAAAATGATCATGGAAGACAAAATTATGAGAAATCTCTGCTCTAAGACAGCTCAAGAATTAGCCACACTTAAAAGTTCATCTTGCATTCAACCTGACTTAACTTATGATCCTACCAGAGAACATGTTCCTAGACGCAAAGCAGTAGAAGGCATCTTTTCTTTATTAAAGCAAGGCATGATCAATGAGAACATTTATGAGAATCTAGATAAAATGCTTGATTTTTTAGAGAATGGCCCAGGAATTTTTGTCAGCTTATTCAGGAAAGCTCAAATAGGTGGCACGAGAGAGATTTTCATACTTGAAATCACAGCCCGATTAGTAATACACTTTATGGAATCAATAGCACGTATGATCTGTGAAATGTTTCCTATGGAAATGCTGACAAAAGGTGATCAGAAATTGACAAAAAGTGATGCTCACTTAAATAAAGTCTTTGCTGAAAAGTTACATGGCAGGCCTTATGAATTTACAGCAATAGATTCTAATGATGCAACCACATGGTGTCAAAGATTTATAATGCCAACCTTTGGTTGTTTCTTTTCTAGAATATTGCCTGAGAAGTTTGTTAAGCCAGTCATGAGAGTTTTGAACTTAATGACAGAGAAGAAAATTGTAATACCTAAATCACTTCTCGATGAGTTTGATAAATTGCAACAAGTGGAAACTTACAATAAAAATATTGCTGCCCTTAAAGACCAATTTCTAGGGAGAGTTTTAGATCATGATCTAATGGAGCCGAGGAAAATTTTCATGCACAACTACACAAATATGATGCAAGGTATAGCACATTTCTCATCTTCTTTGATCCACGTACTTTTTATGAGTGCAATGGGTGAAATCACTCAAGGAATGCTTATGAGATATAAAAGATTCAAAAAGCTGGATGAAGACATGGTTTTAAAGACCACTGTGAAAGTTTCATCAGATGATTCTTCAGTGTATGATTCACTCTTGTCTAGCAAAGTTCACAGTCCAAACTCAATAGAATTCTTAATGATGTGTTCACTTATGAGGCAAAAGGCTTATGCCTATTGCACAATACTACTGAGCTCAGCAAAATCAACTCAATTCAACCTCTCAAACTTAGAAGAATTCAATTCTTGGTGGTTGCATAGAAATACATTACATGTGCCTAAGATAAAGCAATGTTTTTCTGCAACTCAAACACCTGTTGTTTGCTCATTTGATGATCGCCAACGCTTAGCATCCAATGGAAGGAGACAAATGCTAGAGACAGGATCATCATATTTTACATGTGCTGTTACCCAATTAGCTCAAGCATATATTCACTACACTTGTCTTGGATTAAACACCTTAAGATTGTCAACTTTTTATAAAGATCTTCTCAAAATCAAACCACACCCATCATTTGGATTCTTTGTTTTTGAGCCAGAGTGGATCTGTGGTTTATTTGGTCATCAGTTTGCACGATACTTAGCTTGTAGAAGGATACCAGGTTTCTCTATTTGTGAAAGAGGATTGATGTATAATGAAGATAAAAAAATTAATGATGAGGGGAAACCTATTATAAAAATTCAATTATTAATGGGGAGAGCTGCAAAATATCGAGCATTTTTAGAGAGATTGCAACCTCCATTTAATTGGAGAGAATTTGGCAACAACAATGTAGAAATGCTATACAGACGTGCTAGAAGCCCCATAGAAGCAATGTTCTGGATACTAAGCAATGTTCACAAGCCTAAAGTGGTTGAATCCTTTAGTTTTAATACAGCAAACAAACAACATGCTGCAAGTGTGTTTGTTTTATCACAACCTTGTATTACAACCAGGATGTATTTTAAAGACAAAGATGCAACAAAAACAAAACAATCATTAATTGGATTCTTGGTAAGATTCAATAAAAATGGATCTCAGGAAGGTCTTAGCACCTCAAATTTTGAGATATTATATCCCAACCTGGACACATATGATGCAGTAGTAATTGAATTAGAGAGGTTCGTACCTACAACTCTTACAACAGTGCTTAAGAACAGACCTCAGAAATTAACAATTGAAATAATACCTAAAACATTAGTGATCAGTAACATGTCTCTTGTTAATGTGATCAGGAAATATTGGTTTAACATGAGTTCTGGTGTCAAAGGGAGTGAAACTGAGAGAAGTTTGGCATTGCAAACATATCAAAAGTATTTTCCTTGGTTGTCCGAAGATTTGAATGAATCATTTAAAGCTTCGAAGTTCAAAGACCAGGTTGCATTGAGGGACTTCATCATGACTTTAATGCCAAGTACTAGCACAATTAGTATTCTGGGGCCAATAAGGAAAAACTTGCCCATGATGGAAATGATCTACCAATCTCAAAGAAAGTGCTTCATTAGTGGCTTTCAGTTGTTGGGACATATAAAAGAGGAAAGCAAAACTCTACACAAAAGTGCTTTGAACACTTTGGCATCTCTACTACTGCTCAGAGCACAAGGACCACCTCAAACTTACATGAATGCCAGAGGAGACATTTATGACATCTGCCAAAAAGCTGGTTCACCCTTACCTAAGTCTCTTGCAGGATCTCAAGCTGCACTTATGTCTATGAGCAAAAATGAAGCAGCCTTATGTCTTATTGGTGAATTTATAAGAGGAAATCAAATGTTTGATGAGTTGATAGCTTTTGCAAAAAGAGGAATTTTCTCAAGCTTTTTGTTGAGGCAAAAGATCACTGATTCAGGACCTAAGGGTGAAGGAATCTTGTACATTCAAATTGATAGTGATCCGTTCTACATTTTTCTTTATGATTCAAATATCCTAAAGATTAAAGCTATGAGTCTAGAATCTGTGCGGAGAAATATGACAGAACTTAGAACTATTTTCAGAGAGACAGGATTACATAAATTCAGAGGATCAAGTAGATATCATAAAGCAGATTTTTATCTGAATATGGATAAATTCATGATTGAAGGGAAATTCAAAGTGGGCAGCATAGCTATCAATATGGATTCAAATTTAAAAGAAGCTGCGTCAGAAAAAGTGATC